ATTTGCAGGGTTATACCAAGCAAAGTTATTCGCATTGTAACCAAAGAATGATTCGAGCTTTCCATTCTTAACTTGAGCGCTGATCACTTGTCCTGCTGCGTTATATTTAACTTTGTCATGAACAATCGTGATATTAATTGAGTGCATGACAACGCCGTCACCTGTTTGACTAAATTCAGCCTGCATTTTCTGGTTAATAATGCCCTGCTGTTTGCCAAATTGCGCTTGTACCTGCTCTTCAGATTTAGCCATTGCTTTATTCGTTTCAGATATCGCCTCTTTGTTCGTCGCAACATCTGCACTAATACGACCGACTTCTTCATCTGTATTGCCTAACTTCTGGTTGGTGTCAGCTAAATTTTGGTTAGTTTTTTTAACTCTGTGCGGATCTCCGTAGTTGTTTGACCGAACGCCTTATTTAACTCAGTAATTGAAGTTTGAGTCTCTTTAATTGCAGATTTGTTATCACCAACCGCGGAGTAAATTTCTTTAACTTCCTGTGCCCATGCTTCGTTATCCGTTGCACGGACTTGCCATAGCTCTTTGATTCCAGCTTGTGATTGACCGTGTTTCACTAACAAACTGTGTGATAGTTGAGAGTCAGCATTACTAAGAATAATTGCTGTCTCAGCATTCCAATCCAAGCGTTCACTGAGTTGCTGGCCGGCTTCTGATGACATGAAGTGTCCATCAAGCTCTGGCAATATCGTACCTACATCAAACTCCGATTCTCCCCGAATAAACTCAGTCCACTCAGATTGATTACCAGTTTTATCCACCAGCCTTGCTCTAAAATAAAACGCTACACCAGCTGACAAACCCGCCATTTCATAGGTTTTAGATGGGTAAGGAACATCAGATAACAGCATCAGTCCTTCACCGTCATTCGTTTTGCTGTACTGGATTTCAGTTTTTAACGTATCTCCTGTGTTGTCACCAAATCCCCAGCCTAGCTTAATGCCAAATACCAACGGTGATGATCTAAAATTAACCGGCTTTGGCGGGTTACCTACTTTTCCTGTTAACATTGTTTCTTGTGCATTAGCCCAAACGCTGGATATTTCAGACGCATTTATCGCACGAACTCTCACCTGATAACGACCAGCATAAATACCATCCACCTCAAAACCACAAGTTGATGATCTTAGCATTGATACCCAGTTATTGTTATCTCTCCGCCATTGAGCTTCATAGGTAATGGCATTATCAACTGCATCCCAATCAACACGCAGAGTGGTAAATGAAATGCCTTGGTTGATTTGAGAATAAGATGATACGCGGATATTTTTAGGTGCTGCTTGCACGCCAGGTGGAACAATAGTAATAGGACGCTCATCAATTCTTGCCCCTGAGTCTATATGCTCATAGTTATCAGGATTATGAATTGCACCAGTAATGGTGTAGGTGTTATCACTATTATCGGTAACATTGATAACGCGATAAAGCTGTAGCGCTAAATCATCAGCATCAACCGTCCAAACTGCATTTTTTTCTGGTTCCTGTGAGTACTCCGTTGAAACTGTAATGACATTATCAGCAACCAGCGATACTGTTCTTCCTTCTGAGTGTCCATTAGGTAAATTAACAATTAATCTATCACCAGATTTGATTGTAGCCTTTCTATCTAATGTGATCCGCCTACCTTCTACCTTGCTTATGCGACCTCCGTTATCCCTTCCTGCCAATGTCGAATCAGCAATGGCGATAATATGGCCCGGTGACGGTATTGCACCTTCTAATCCTGTCGCGAAACTAATCACCCTATCATTAGCATTTGTTAGTAAAACCCATCTACCGCGACGATTGGCTTCACTTTGTCGAGTACATCCAATGGCTGATATTTCAGTTTTGCGCACACCATAACGGCGCTGTAATTTGATATCGGCTACCGCCTCAATTGCATCATTACTGTGGTTGTTAGTGTCTGTATAGGAAACTAATGCTTGCGTATATCGGTTTTGCTGGCTACCACCAGAATATGACGGTTTACCACCAACAATATTGGCATTAGTAAAGGTTCTGAAAATAGTATCTGGCATATCCGCAACAGCATTAACTTTGTTATCAGCCCAGAAAGTCATGCCTCTAAATATCGCAGCGATATCTCTCAATACCGTGTAAGCCGACTCTTGTGATTGAATGTAAACATCACAAAGAAAACGAGGCTCCTTACCATCACCACCATGACCATCAGGCACTAACTCATCACAATATTGTGCAATTTTGTACAAATCCCACTTTTCAACTTGTGAAGCTTTAATGCGATCACCACACCCATAGCGGTTGTTTAGGACTAAGTCATAAAATACCCACGCTGGATTATTGGTTGCTGCAAGTTTAAAAGTACCATCCCACACGCCAGAATAAGTGCGACTAATCGGATCGTAATTAGTTGGCACCTTAATCAGTAACCCACCTTTGGGTCGAACGCTAATTTTAGGGATGCGGTTATTAAATTGGCGGGCATTGAAAGTAATAAATAATAGCGCTGTATTTGGATAACGTAATTTAGCATCGATAACATCAGTAACGGCAGAAATAGTAACTTTATCAGCAATTCTAGCTGTATTCTGATTCTTGGTTAATCGACGGGAACGGATCTGCCAGCCTGTAGTTGCTTTTGGCAAGTCAATACGATGTGTTCTCTGATATTCACTGGTTGTTTTACCATCAAATGCAGATTTCAAGACTTCTTTATAACCCGCGCCATCAGTCGATAAATCAATCGCATATTCAATGCGATAACCTGTTGTATCTCCATTATCGTGCTGTTGAAGTAACTGAGGAACCGAGAATCGGATGCGCTCTGCTGACAACTGAGTGTTATTAATGCTTCGCACATAGGGCTGGTCGTCTTTTAATTCCAACCCCACTGATGTCTCACTATCTACTGAGGGAATGCCTTGGATGTATTCCTGATGTTCACTACCAGGTCTAAATTCCCAAGTCACTCCTTCAAAGTTTTTTGTGCCATCAGCGTTGCCAATAGGTGTGTCATCAAGAAAAATGCGAGTGTCATCTAAACCACCAGCAATTTCTCCCTCGGAAATAGCCAATAAAATTTTAGCAGTTGATTCAGAAAGCAAGCTATCTGGTGATTCCGTTGGGGTATGCCCACCGCCACCACCACCTTTTGCACCATGAATTAATTCCATATTTCACCCATAAAAAAAGCCACATAGTGGCTCAGACTGCTGACAAAGTCCTAGCTTTTTAGTTAGGACTTTGATCTAATAAGGTTAGTACAAATAATGAGCTAACCGATATGTTAAAAGAACCTTCTCCTCAACAATATCAATTCGAAACCATCACACTTGATGAGTTGGTACCTGAAGACCATCTTGTTCGTAAAGTCGATGCTATTATGGATTTCGAATTTATTCGTGATGCCGTTGCTCACCTTTATTGTCCCAATAATGGGCGACCTGCGATTGACCCTGTTCGTCTCATTAAAATGATGTTGTTAGGCTATCTGTTTGGTATCCCATCCGAGCGAAAACTGGTTAAAGAAATCCAAGTCAATATGGCTTATCGTTGGTTTTTACGAATGGGGTTGACGGAGAAAGTGCCCGATGCTTCAACATTGAGTCAAAATCGTATTCGCCGATTTAATGACAGTGAGATATTCCAACAGATATTTGACCATGTCGTTGAACAAGCTATCAGTGGGGGCCTGGCGAATGGACGTGTTCTTTACACCGACAGTACTCACTTGAAAGCCAACGCGAACCCACACAAAGCCATTAATGAAGAGCGTCCCATTGCACCAAGTGAATATATCGAACAACTCAATATTGCCGTTGAAAGAGACCGGAAAAATCACGCAAAAAAGCCGTTACCCGGCGCAAAAAAATCCAACGAAAACAGCGCCGTCAAAAACACTAAAGTGAGTACTACAGACCCTGAAAGTGGTTTTATGCATCGGGACAATAAACCCAAAGGTTTCTTTTACCTAGACCATCGCACGGTGGATGGAAAGCACGGTATCATTATGGATACCCATGTGACAGCCGGAAATGTGCATGACAGTCAACCTTACATTGGCCGATTACAGCGCCAAATTGAACGTTTTAATCTCAACCCCATTGCCACAGGCGTGGATGCGGGTTACTTCACTGCCCCAGTTTGTCATCTTGTCAAAGCAATGAGTATTGCTCTTGTTCCCGGTTATCGACGGCCAAATAAAGGGAAAAATGATTATCAAAAGAAACACTTCCAATATGATGCAGAGCGAGACATGTATGTGTGTCCAGTGGGAGAACTTCTGACGTATAGCACAACCGATCGCAATGGTTATAAGCATTACAAGTCTGACATATCTCAATGCCAAATATGCGAACATCGCTCATCGTGCACACAAAACCAGAAAGCCCAAAAAACGATCACACGACATGTATGGGAAGAAGCGAAAGAGTGGTCAAATGCGTTACGGCTGAGCAAGTGGGGTAAAAAAATCTACGCAAGGCGAAAAGAGACGGTGGAAAGAAGTTTTGCCGATGCCAAACAACATCATGGTCACCGTTATGCGCGGTTCCGTGGTTTAAATAAAGTGCAAATGCAGTGCTTATTAGCAGCGGTAGCGCAAAATATGAAGAAAATGGCGCTACTGGCGCTTCTTTTTTACTTTTTAGGGTTAATAGAAGGCCAATTAAGGCAATGTGTTGGGAAATATAGTGTGAAAAAGATATGGATGATGGGATTTTAGAAAAATATCGCGATCGCGACCTTCGGTCGCTGAAACAAGAAACCCCATGCTAAAAACATGGGGTTCGTCATCAATCTGAGCCACATAGTGGCTATTCTGAAATTCGTTTATGTTATTGCTGATCTTCAGTGTAAATCCCCGCAGAGATGATCGCTCCACCCACCTCTCGCCTATCCAATCCGTAAAGCAAAGGAACAGGATTGCCTTGTGCTGTTGAGTTCACCGCACCACCGAAAGCATAAGAGGGTTTATTGTCTGAATCTTGCCTCATAGACAGCCCTCGAGGTTGAGGCGATAGCATTTGAACAACGCCACCCATAGCAACACCAGCACCTACCATCAACATTAAATCACTTGCCCATAATGCTGCCCCCCAAGGAGCAAATGCTGCAGCACCGATCATTGCCACACCTAACATTGTCTGGAAGAATCCACCTCGTTTACTACCTCTAATGATTGGCGCTATACGGATCTCTTCTGTGGTATCAAGATGCAGCTCTTCTTCATTAATGTTTCGTTTTCCCTTAAATACAGCAAATTCCAGTCCTTTTAAATGTGAGTTAGCGAGAAACTGCTCAAAGCCATCGTAGAGCACCGTGAGTGCTTTAATCGCCTCACGAGGTGAATCTATATCTAATTTGTGTTCGCGCCCAAACTTTGTACCGAGAACACCGTAAAGACGTATTGTTTTTAGACTCATATCAATTCTTTCCTCCGCACGACTTTTACTGTTCTATCTCTCCAATAATCACTGTATGGAACAATGCGACTAAGTTGTCCGTATAGATGATGGAGCAACATGCCATTCATAATCACACCAGCGTGATTAGGCACATCAGCTTGCACTTGCATGATGATCATGTCACCTTCTTTCGGCTCACCAGCGATATCGACAAAACCAGCTTTCTGGTAATTATCTATATACATATTTTCGCCTTCTTCCCACCAATGCCGATCAACGCTGTAATTATGTAATTTAATCCCATGCTTTTGTTGGTAGTAGTCCATAATTAACGACCAGCAATCAGCATAACCCAGCACAAATGAGCGCCCTTCTAATTCGCGCTCACCTCGAGGCTGGACGAGTCGAATATCACCCTCTGGCCACGAGACAATAACCCACGGCAATCCAGTTGTATCACACTGTAATTTATCTATTTCGCTAGGTTGAGTCGTTACGCCATCACCGCAATGGCTATGGACTATCGCAATTGGCTCTCCCCAATCTTCGGCAATTGCATAATCTTCTGGCGATAATTCAAAATGTTCTGTTGGGTTATTAGAACAATTATGGCAAGGGAAGTATTTTTTCACTCGACTTTTTTGACAGATAACACCACATGCTTCTTTTGGATATTCAGTTTTAACATGCTGAAATATCGCTTCAGTTAATTTCTTTGTGATCATCGCGCTAACCCCGCAGCTGGAAACCCACCGAAATCTAATGGCTCATTCTCACCAAAGCGTTTTTTGCAATCACTAATAAGTCCACCACAACTATCTAGCGCTGGATCATCAACAGGGTTTCCTCTCTCATCAAAATATTTATTCCCTGAATATGAGCACCCATTACCACTGCGATAATCGCCTTTCATACACCAGTAACAAAGGTTATGAATTTGTCGAACGGGTATCATTACTCCCTGCAAATCAAAAGGGCTGGATAACTCAAAGTCTACCGCCTCACCAGCCACCTCGTTGGTTTTACGATCAATGTAATAAACTTGCTTAAAACACTCATCAGGGTTAGCGGTTGGATTACCATCAGGAAAATTTTTGGCATCAAGATAATGAGAGAATGTCTCGTAAATAGTAACCTTTGCTTGAACCATATCGTCAAACTGGAGACACAAAGACGAGATTAAACCGTCTATATTGGCAACTTTCAGAGATGGCCTTGCAGGGCTTCCGTCACTATTTTTTGCCATCCCTTCAATTTCATAGGGCCATGCACCATATTCATTTCCTTGCCACCAAATTGGTTTAGGTTTGATATCTCCATTCGATTGCTCTATCTCTTCTGGCGTATGAGGTAAGTTGTAAGCATGGAAGCGAAGGATAGGCCCATCAAACTCACTGCCATCCACCTCAATCAATTGAACCTTATTACCTGGCTCTAATTTTTGTACACCTGCTGTGATATTCATGCGCTAAATGCCTGCTCAAACGTTGCTGTCAATTTCATTACTCCGCCAGATACGGGGATCATCGATATCGAATCAGCCTTAACTCGATAAAGACCTTTTTCACCAAATGGAGGTGTCCAAATAAATGATTTTGCTGTGTGTTGCCGAATGAATTTGAAAATAGGTATCACCTCATCCTTCAATCCCATATAAGCAAATGGCCACGTTTGGGATTCTGGGTTAATACCATCGCCAGCAACTTGTTTGTAACCATCTCCAAATTCAATTTCTTTAATGCGATGTTTAAATTCACCGCTTGGCGAATCTTGTATTTGCGTTCGCCACTTAAACTCTTCCATTGGTTACTCCAATAAAAAAGGCGACACGAAGCCGCCTGATCAAATATCAGGATATTAATAATATCCATTAGGTTATTTTATATATTCAGCCCAGAGAAACTTACCGAAGGAATGGCTGATTTACTTCGGTGTGAGGAAATTTATGCAATTTAAACTGACTAGTGTTCGCTCTGTGAATCGGAGCGATGAATCAAATAAGCTCGAAGTTGGACTAACAGGCTCTGATGGATCAGCTCATAACTTTGACATTGATACCACTGGTAAAAATGTCATGAATCTAACCTTAAGAGACATTGAAAAATTAGCAATTCAATATGCAAAAAATAGTTTTGCTAACTGTACTAACGGCTAAAGCTTTCGACTGCAGTAATTCGCGTGCTTAGTATATCTAAATCACAGCTCGCTGCCTTTTGCATATCCGCGAGCTGTTTTTCCAGTGACTCAATTCTTTTCACTAAATCTTCTATTGATGGCGCTGATGATATAACTGCAGATTTAATCACCATGCCTTTAGCCATTACATTGCCGTTACTATCTTTCATGATCCCATTACCATCCATCGTTAATATATTTTCTTGATTACTCATAACTACCTCTCATTAAAAAGCCACCGAATTTTGGTGGCTGTTATTGGTTTAACTCTTTAATGGTTTGTCTTGCATACTCTTCGGATTCTTTAAAATATTCCGAAAGAGGTTTATTAGCATCAAAGCTTGTTTGATAAATCAGGTATGCTTTTGGTGGTTCAAAATCAGTCTCATTTCCCATGTATACATCTACTGGAATGCTAATTTCTTTATCTTCGGGATGAATACAAATATTTCCTAATTTTAATTTCATAAATACCTCTCTTATTAAATAGTTATCTATTTCCTGATACTGCTTTAATGATCTTATACAAATCACCACCTTCTCGCCCTTCACTAATAAAAAGGCTTTTAACCTTATTCTTTAATGATTGCTCAGCAGCTCTTACATCTATATTTGGCATTGCATTTTGTTGTTGCTCGGTTTCAATCTTAACGCCACTCATATCTATCGTTACATTCACTCCACCACCAGCAATTTGAGGGTTGCGAGCGATAAATGCTGTTGGCTGTGTAACCGACATTGATGCTGAACCACCAACATGACCACCTGACGCATAGCCTCGCTTTCCTGCATCCATTAGGCGATAGAGATTATCCACACCTAGTCGCTGCGTTGCTTCTTTGGTAAATACGAACTCGCCTTTATGCACTACGCCAGCTGGGTCATATTTACCACCACCTCCTGTGTATCCGCCTTCAGCAAACCCTAAGAAGCTGCCAAATGTAGTGCCTGCAAATCCAGCTCTCATGGCATTAAGTAACGCCATTTGAGTTATCATCTTGGTCGTCATCTCTAGGAAAGACTTAGTGAAATCTGATAAGTTAAATTTACTGGTGAGGAAAAAGTCGGCAATAGTGTTACTCATTCCTTGGAATGCAGACTGTGTTATTTGGGCGACATTGCCATAAACATCTGTGGCTTGGTCTTGGAATTCAGCAAAGCCTCGTTTAAATCCTAACTCCCAGTTACCCCGCAGGGAATCTTCTTTGGCGTAATACTCCTCTAGTGCTTTTTTCTTCTCAGGTGTATCAGCTTGACTTAAAGCAATCTCTCGTTGTTTTAATCGATCAGAGCCACTTGCGCCAATTTCTAACGCATTGCCTTTAGCAACAAGGGCATCAATATATTTGGTTTGTTTATCCAACTCCCTATTTTTTATCTTCTGTAATTCAATCTGATCACCTAAGACAGCAGCCTCATGCAATGAAGCAACGATACTTTTCTCTTTAAGTAACAGTGATTGCTCGTCTCTGGTCAATGCCCTCTCTTTTCTTCTGTCTTCCAGCACGGATATTTTGGCTTCTGTTTCCCACAGTTTTTTACGTTCGTTACTGATAACGTCATAAACAGTTTTGTGATCATTGAGGACTTTTAATTGAGTTTGCAGTGAGAGAATGGTTTTCCTTGCCTCTTCTTCGGCTCTAGCACCCAAGCTTGGCTTATTTAATCTATTTTGGAAATTATCGAGAGATGCCTTCTGTCTTGCGTACCTCAACTCAAGTTGTGCCAGAGCTTCTTTTTTGCTCTTTTCAGACGTGTAAATGTCATTGAGTATCCGGTCTTTTTCTTCTTTATATCTTTGGTCTATGCTTCCGTATTTCTGAATCAAAGCCCTTTCAGCTTCAATTCTTTTCTTATTAAACTCCTCTTGTTGCTTTAATAGCGAATCATCTTGAGCCTTCTTGCTTTCAAGATAATCTTTCTCAAGCAACCCAGCTAGCCTAGCCTCAAGATCACTTTTCATCTCGCCAGTTTTAGCAAAATGAACCCCCTCAGCCCCTTTGTTTAGCTGGAAGTTAACAAGAGTCTCCTCTATTTCCCTTATCTGCTCCTTAGTAGATTTTTTACGACCAATATCCAGCATGTCATCCCATGCTTGTTTAGCCATTAGCGAAACGCCTCTCCATGCGCTCTCAAGGAAACCTAGGTTTTCCTCAATATCATTAGCTCCTGTTCTTATTGATTCTGCATAAGACTGGCTAGCTAATCGCGCTGCATCCTCTTTTCTTCCCATAACCTCAAGCTGGATAATGCGTTCATATTCTGACGCAGTAAGGAAGTGCATTTCCTTATCCAGTTCACGGACTGCATTTACAGGATCATCTTGCAGTCGTTTAAATTGACTAATTGTCTCTTCAACAGATTGCCCTATCGCCCTTTTTAACATAACTGCCGATCTTGATACCATATCGACTTCTTGCTTCATAAATCGACCAGAGCCAACAACTTTAGCGATAGCCTCTGCTGATTCGAATTGAGCAACACTTAAACTCTTATACTGGTTGGCAAGAATGCCTAAATCACCGGCACTTTTCTTAGCATAGCCCCCTGTAAGAATTAACTGTTTATTGTATTCTCGGTGTTCAGCATCTCCTTGGTGAATGGCATAACCAAAAGCTATCGTCGCCGTAGTAATTGCAGTTATACCAACAGTTGCAGGATTTAAAGCTGGCAACATACCTTTAAGGCTGTTACTAAGACCTCCTATTGAGCCACTAACACCTGTGCTCTGACTTAAAAAACTAGATAATGCATTATTCCCACCTGTTAATTGATTGATAATGCTACTTAACTGCGGTGTTATCCCTGAAAGCCCACCAGATAATTCCTTGGAACCCTTTGCATTCTCCAGTAATTTCTTGCTCTGATCATCCAATTGCTTAATGAAAGGTGCTGCTTTATCAGACACGCCTAACTGAGCTGCCTTCATTTCAAGCAGCTCTGTTTTTGTTTTACCAATAGCGTCAGCTTGGTTTTTCAGTGACTGTATAAATGAATCTTTTGCCTTCTGTCCTCTAGCTGTTTCAATGGCCTCTTGTCGTTGCTCGTAAGCTAATTTTCTAGCTTCTTCAACGGCTTTTTTTTGCTCTATGGCTAATCTAGCAGTCCGCTCTTCTTGTTTCTTTATTGCATCAATCACAGGTTTAGCTTCATCTGCAATTCCTAACTGAGCGGCCCTGTATGCCATAATATCGGTTTTAGAAGCGCCATATAAAAAAGCCTGTTCTTTCAATTTGTTCATCATTGCGTCTTTAGCAATGGCGTTAACTTGCTCTTCTTGTGATAGTTGCTTAGTTCTTCTAATTATTTGGGATAAAATCTCCAAGTAATCTTGATGGCTAATATTTCCTTCTTTTCTTGCTTCTGCTAACTGTTTATTAATATTAGTTAAATCACTTGTAGTGCTCGACACTTTCCTTGTCGCATCAATCTGTTCCATAAAAGACTTAACAATAGCATCGTTAGCATGCTCAGCTACATTCATCGCGCTTTTTATTTGGGTTTCCAGTTCAACAAATGCATTACCACTCAATTTGAAGTCTTTATAATCTTTATTTATATCATTCAAAATATCTTTTAATTTTAATGTGGCACTTCCTGATAGCTGAATATTTTTTATATCATCACGGTAAGCATCGGCTTTTGCTTTCAACTCCGCATGAACCTGAGCCATAGACTTACCGACTTCTTTCTGTGAGTTATTTAGATTATCCAAAGATTTACTAGCTTGCTGGTTACTATTTGCTGACTTACTAACTGACTGACTAAGGTCATCTACGGATGAGCTTGTAGTCTCAGCTACATTTCCCAACTCCTTTAACTTCTGCGTACCACGCTCTAAATCTGACGTGTCAGCCTTTAATGAGATTGTTGCTATATCTGCCATTCAGTTTCCTCCAGACATAAAAAAACCACCCGTAGGTGGCTCATATTGTATTTAACGCTCAGGCGCTAGTAATTTTTATACATTGAAATAGCCGCATCGTATTTAGTTCTATCTTGGTTGTCATTATCTGCACTATTTTTTATGTAAGACTCCCACTCACTATATGCAACTATTAAGTACTCTCTTTCTTTTTTATCTTTAGTCTGGTTTTTTATTTTCTCAAATAAAGGCTGAGCTAAATCAAGAACCTTAGTTTTTTGCTTTTTAGTACAGCCAACTATGGCTGATATAGCTTCTTTCGAGTCATTATCATTCATCAAGCCTAACCGTACTGTACGCAATCTAATATTTTCTACGTACTTAAATGAAGATGCTGAATCAGCAAAAGAATTCAATTGACTAACAAAACCAATCTTCGTGTCAGTATTATAGTTTTTGTCAAGATTTGGTTCAGAGCACTCCATTAAAGAAAGCTTTGTTTCGTTACTTTTCCTGTTCTGCTCTTCTACCATTTGAGCGCAACCACTTAATAACGTTACGACGATAACACCAAGTAATAATTTCTTCATCCTGCCCTCTGAGTTATTTATATCATTTTACTTAATGGTAGCTGAGTATAGATGCAAATTGAAGCAAACAAAAACCCGCCGGATCAGGTTGCAAATAAAATTTATTTAAATAACAATCCTGAGCCATATATTAATTAATGAGCCGTATATTAATTAATTCTTGCTTCTTGCACTCTATCATTAAATTGGCTCAATAATTCTCGGAACGGAATTCTATCGCCATCCTCTCTCCAACCTATTGTGAATCTACCATCAGATTTTATAGCATCTATAAATGCGGATATATCATCACCATTACCATCACTATGTAGATACAATTTACGCAATGTTTTATCTCGCGCCTTCGCATTTTCTTTTAATCTGCGAATACCAACTAGATTTACCTTTAATGCTTCATCAACAATATTAGGTAAATAAGTCTTTATAGTATCTTTATTATCTCTTAATGTATTTGCTGTCCGAACATTATCAATTTGTTGTGGAATTTGATTATTCAAAGTGTCTAAAAAATCATTCAACCTAAAAGGATATCTCTGACCATTTTTTATTCCCAATTCATCCCTAATGAGTTGCTCCTGCCAATCCTTTATATATAGGATGAAATCGCCCTTACCATGGGCACCATACATTTTTAGCTCAAAAAAGCGCCCCATCCTACCTAAGTATATAAATATTTTGTCATTTCTTTCTGCATCTTCTGTGGATAGAAATAACATGCAGGTAAAAACACCAACACCTATATTGGTCGTAAATGCTATGGTTTTGCTATTTCCATTAATTGCTAAATTGTAAATATTACTAAGCATGGTCAGGTTAAACATAAGCACCTCTCCTTATTGTCTCACCTAAACATTAAACAATTAATGAGTATAGTTAAAGCAAAAAGCCTCAATTAAGAGGCGCAATATGTGATCTCAAGCAAGCCGTTTTTGGCCTGGGTGATTAAGCTACTTCTTTGAATTCCTTGTCATGAGTAAATAAACCATCCCAGTTCTTTTTCATTGGTAGTTCACCAGCAAGATAGAGATCATAAAGACGTTTAGCACCTTTCTTTAATAAAACTGGTTGATACTTAATGAAAGGTTCGTGACCGTGTGGATTAATTTCACTCTGGTTTTCTGTCATGTATTTATCACGAGCGTATGAAGCAACACGCCAGCGAATATTTTTACCTGACTTGCTTTCGTTATATAGCCAGTTTCTTTCAGCTAACCACATTTGAACTTGTTGAGTGTTAACTCCGTTAAGCATTTTACAAAATTGAGTCGGTGTCATGCCTTCTTTGAATAAGTTAGACATGCACTCAACTTTATTTGTTAGCTCTTTATTTGATGATTCAAGAGCCAATACTTTTTCAGTGTAATTTAATAAAGCAGAACGCAAGAACTCAGGGTCATTAAGTGCAACAATTGGTGTTGCTTTCCCTGACTCAAGCTCTCTCCAGCGTTTTGATACTTTATGGCGCAATGGAACACTGTATCCAGTCATTAACGTCATTGTAAGATCTTGGTCTAATCCTATTTCATCAATAACAGAACGACCCTTGTAATTTTTACGCTTAACAAAAAACTCTTTAGAAACATAATCATCCGTTTTTGGATAATTAAAATCTAGTTCCATAAACATTTTCTCAATGTCACGAACTACGTGATGGTGAGCCTTTCCTGTTAATTCCGCAATCTCACGACTTGACATAGTGACATTTGTTTCATGTGATGCTAAAGTTAATCCGTTCATTGAAACATTTCCTTTTAGGTTTTGTTTGGGATTAGCCAGCAGTTTGCCCCTGTTGGCTTTTCTGTTTTTACCTGCATATTCTTGGCAACTCACCTTCTTGTAATCTCCCGTTAATATCTCTCCTTAAATTCATCAGAAACGCATAACCATCTTGAAATCTATCAACCAGCTTTCCAGCAAGTGGTGATTCAAGTTGTCTTAGTATTGGATATATTTCTGACTTCCATGCTGAATAAAAAACATCGTAATGATTAAATAGAGCATTAATGTTGTGAGCGTCTTTTTCCCTTTGGGTTATTGGGCGCGAGTTAACAACAACTTCATTCTTCCCTTTGTTGAAATAGTGATCTTCCATTAATTCGAACACATCCCATGCTTTGTCTGTGTCTAACATTTTCGCATGGCGAGCCGCACCTCTTTCTGTCCACAGAATTAAACTTCTCGCTTTTGGTGAAATTTGTAGGTTACTTAAAGTAACTCGCAAATTTTTTAGAGCATTTCCAATAACTTTGAAGTAATGCTTACCCTCAATAAAGCGACCTGCATTACGGGAGTGGTTTACTTTTATGTTGTTACTTTTAGTATCATATAACTCAGCTAACAGTTCAGTCGTCACAACAGGTATTCCGTTATGCATAATTGCTGGGATGGATTTAACTGAATTGCTCATATCATTAATATTTGCTAAATTAGTCATGTCACTTATTCTCGTCCAAGAGTTTATTTGATAATGAGACCTCAATTGCTCGAACAATTGGGGTTTCTTCTTTTTTACGGCATCTCAAGTTCACCATTTTCCACCTTCTCTCTAAATACCTCTAAAATATATTCAAGCTGAACTTGAGTAGAACGGCGTCTATTTTCGGCAACATTATCAATCCACTGCCTCATATCTGGCTTCATCCGAAATGGGTACGGCATAATTCTATTTTTCTTTTCCATTTTATCTCCTATGAAGTATTTCAACATCACATCTTCATGATGTAGTATTAGTTATATACCATGACTCCAATTTATGTCAATATGAATTTTAAAGAGTTCACATATGAGAATTGATGATAACTTCAAATCAAGAGTATCTTTAGCTAGGCGAAGTGCCAACCTCACTCAGGGCGAATTGGCGGTGAAGATAGGTGTTGTCCGTAGGCAGGTTGCTGCCTATGAGGCAGGAGACTCAAAACCTAGGCAACAGGTTTTAATAAATATAGCATCAGCATTGGGAACGACAGCTGAGTGGCTAGCAATGGGCATTGGTGATAGCCCTGATTTCAGTAAAATAAAAACCACTATTACGGTTCCAGAGATACCAATATATACACAAATTCAAGCGTCTTTTTTAAAGAGTAATAAGGCTAAAATATCTCCAGTAGGTTTTATCCCTGCCCCAAAAGGAGCTAACGAAAATTCATTCGCTTTAGAGTTACGAGGTGACTCTATGGTGTCAGATAGTTCCATAAGTTTTTGTGATGGGATGATTATCACTTTTGACACAGAATTAAACGCTGAAAATGGATCATTTGTTTTGGTTGATAGCACTGATAATCTTGGCGCTACATTCAGAAGGCTCAATGTAGATCAAGGAAAAAAATACCTAACTCCATTAAATAACATCTATCCTAGTTATGAGTTAAATAGTTCAATGGAAGTAATTGGAGTAGCAATTCATGCACAATATGATTTATCTCAACATAAAGTAAATAATCAAAATGAAATTTTTCACCCTATAAATAAACAAGAAGAATGCACTATTTCTGAAAGATTAGATAAAATTGAATCCATGCTTGAGAAGCTAGTAGCCAACAGCGCTCAACAAACTGATAAATAAGGATGTTTGATGAACACCTATACTGCACCAGCTCTAAATACGAATGCTTTTACATGCCCTCATTGCAACGCATTTGCACATATGAACTTTTCCACTTTGATTGATGGGAATCGATATACAGGCAGAAAATATTTCGATGATGCTCTAATATCTGTATGCGTAAGATGCAAGCAGATAGCAATGTGGAATATCACCCATTCCAGAACAGATCCAGAAGGAAACATTTATTATCAAGGAAGTATGGTTTATCCATTCGCGATCCGAGCGCCACAGCCATCAGACGAGATGCCAGATAATATAAAAAAAGACTATATTGAGGCTGCGATTATATTTGAGAAATCACCTCGCGGTGCAGCTGCACTACTTCGCCTTTGCCTTCAAAAGCTATGTATTTATCTTGGTTGCAAAGGTAAAAAGATTGATGATGATTTGGCTGAACTAGCTAAAAAAGAAATGCTCCCTAATAAAATAATAAAAGCAGCAGATGTAGTTCGCATTACTGGTAATAATGCGGTCCACCCAGGGACAATTTGCGATGATGATTTTGATGGCATAGCCATTAAATTATTTGAGCTAATTAATATTATTGTTAAATACGCAATAACTGAGCCAAAAGTAATTCAAAGACTGTTTGAGTCCATGCCAGAAGGCCCGCGCCAAGCAGCAGAAAATAGAGATAAACCTAAATCAAAATAAAATTAAGAGCAAGAGTGGACCATAAGTTCATCATCTGAAAATGACAACGAACCTATTAATATTAGTATTCATACCGGTTTAGTATTTTGAATAGTTAGAGTTACAAGCCTAGATACGGAAACAGTAATAATACTTACACACTATTGATTCAGCATCTAAATTGCCAAAAGCAACGCTGGGCATGTGGCAATCGTGCAACGCAAAGAATTTAAAAAAGTTATATATAATCAACTTGTTAAAATGTACGAGGAAAAAGATTAATTATGATTGAATGTCAATTTGGTTATTATCCAAAACCAATCAATATTGAATTTGATGGACTTTCCATTTCAACTTTACCAAACCTGAATGAGATCGTTAAACGGATAAGTAATCATCCACAAACTTACAAAGACTGGTATTATGCAAGCCCTGCTTCCCACCACGAATTTGTATCTGACAAAACAAAAAATTTACCTTACCCAAACAGAGTATTTTCTTTGCCAAAAACTCACTCTATAAAATCAAATTTATCCCAAAGTGAATGTGATTTTTTTATATGGAGTCTATCTTTTTTTACTGGGATGAGACTTACATCCACTGATGCAGGCTTCTTAGATTCAACCATCATTAAGCCCGATGCCTTATTTGACTTCATTACCCAAGCAAACCCTGCCATCGAATTTTCTTACAGCTACGCAAAAGACATAAATAACGCTCATAAGTTAAAAAATATCTCATCAATAATTCACTGTTTATTTTTATCAAAAAATCCACAAAGTTTATCCTTTGAAAAATTTCAATATTTATACTATGCACTAGATGGATGCTTTAAAGTTATATCCTTAGATTACAAATTTACAAAGTCAGAACCGAAACCTAAACATGCAAAACGGATAACGTGGTGTTGTGATAAACTAGGAATACCAACCCCTGACTTTGCGACCATACAGCCAGAGCCATACACTGTATCGAGAATAAGAAATGAAACTATGCATGAAGCTCTATTTTATGGTGAACCATTAGGCTTTGCTGTTAGTGAAGATAATGCTTCATCAAAATCAAATCAGGAAGCATTCTTATTAATAAGAAATATGGAGAGATTAGTTTGCAGAATGATAGTTTCTCTTTTTAATTTGAGTGGCTCTAAATATGCTCAGTCACCTATTAAATCAGAATCTAGAGATAAGCATCTACTGACATTTGATAACGAAATGTAGATAAACCCATCCGTAAAAAAGAAACTTAGCTCTATGTTAACGTAACCGGTGCAATTCGACATCTATTCAACTCAAAACAATCATTAATAAAGATGTATAACTATGGCTATCACCTCAACTTATTCATTAACTTAAGCTCTCTTATGCATCACCTCCAGCGCCTTAACCTCCATAATCCTCAGATCACTAAACACGGTCGCTCTATCTTTGATGTTGAGTAAGTCCATCACTTGTTTTAATGGGTTGTAATCCAAGCCAGTGATACCATTCATGCCTACACGCCACTGCGTATTCATGGCTGAAAATACTTGATATGAATCCCAAACATCAGGCCATATTTCAACATCATCAATATCTGGCGGAAAACCAAAAGCACGCTCAAACTCAGCCGACTCTTTGGAGCTCATTCCGCCATACATTGCTTCGGCGACCGTTAAGAGTTTTTTTCGCGATTACCCAGTAATTCGTTGTAATACGTGGAAGCAATAGCACGAGATGCGGATGGGTAGTTATCTAGCAGTAGATTTAAGTTTTCTTTGTTATACGGCTCTTCAATCGCCCAATCTTCAATGATTTGCTCAAAGAACTCAGTAGTTGGCTTTTCTCGCATCTCATCAAGTTGACTCATTGGTTTATGCTTAAAAGTGAATGTCACTACTTCTGGCGTTTCTTTGCCAGCAACGGGGATCTTAACGTTAGCTTTAAAGGTTGGATTAGGAACAAGGGTAAATTTAGGCATTATCAGTCCTTAAAAAGCCCCTGTTTCGGGGCTGTTGTGAGTGTTTATGGATTAAGCAGCGTTGGTATAAATCTGCATTTCAGATTTAAGTGAGAATCGTGCAGTCACGTTTTCAACTTCATTGATAGCGGTATTTGGCACACGCTGGAATGAAATTGAAGCGGTGTAATAGCGATCTTCTTCTGCACGCTTATTGTAGAATCGGATTGCGGTAACTTGCTTGCTATCATCCAGCTTTGACAACAGCTTACGAATAGGTAGCTTGGCATCGTGAGCAAAAGTATAAACCTGTACAACACCATTTTTATAGGTATCGATAGTTTCTGCCTGCTCATCCTCCAAGAATTGAACCTCTTGTGTTTGCTGTTCTCCACCCTCTGTGGAAAGCGTCATTACCTGTGGCATGACCTCCCATGACAGCACTTTCTTTAATGTTCCTGTGCCTCCACCAGCAGGAAACACATTTTTATCACTGGTATCGACGCCCTCTAGGGTGATTTTAGATTCAGTAACTTCAGCAACACGGAACGCACCAGAAACTTTCTTCCAGCCAGATGTCACATGGACAATATCGCCTTTAGCAATATCACCCACACTATCAACTGTTAGCACTGCTTCTTCGGTATTGGTCGCCTCAGTAATTTTAATTTCGTCATCGTATTTACTTGCGATGTAAACACGCGACCCATTAGGAATGTTATAGGCCATTGTTAACCTCTATTTTTAGGTATAAAAAACCGCAATTAAGCGGTGTTATCGGATTGCGTTACATCGATAGGATGCACGAATAGGAATGGTGTAGTTTGTTTCGTCTAAAATTGGAGGAAACTGGCTAGGCTCTCCGTTAATGTAGATACCCTCACCTAGTGTTAATCCGTTCTTCAATCTGTCTTTAACGCCATCAGCAATAGTTGATATTTGAGAATCTCCAGCACCAACCTTGCCAACAATGTTGATTTGGATAACGCCACGATAAACAGGCATATCCTGAGACAGGCCAATGTTATCTGTCTCTGCTATCATGATATGAAGTTGTAGATACGGATCGTTAATATCATCAAAAGGAAGGTTAGGCCATGCAATTTTAAGATTTAAATCTTTGCCAATACTCGCCACCAGCTTTCGAATTTCAGTATTAATTGTTGACTGATTCATGATTTAGTTTCCGATACGGCCGAATTAAACATCTTGCTTGCCTCTTCGGCAGTTATGACAACCATACCATTAGGTGCTTGTTTAGAATGCCCCATCTCAAGACGGTAGGCATAGGGCACATTGTTTGTGAAATAGATAGCATTCATACCTATTTTGAATCGCTCAATAACAACGTTACCTAATGCCTTTGTCATGCTACCTGATTTATCTATGCGCCCAGTTTCACCTTCCGCTGGAGCATCAAATGAAACCTGCCAGTTTCCTCTAAATCGACCGCCTGTATAGCCAGGAGGAACGTAAATATCCATAGAATCATTAACACGAACACGCTTTTTTAATTGACGTCGCTTTGGTGTTAAATTATTAGGATCTTGTTTTAGATATTCATTATGTTCAAAAACCGCCTTATTGTAGTTTGAGGCGACCTTATTAACCTCCCATAACTCAGGATTACCAACAGGTGATATTTCAATTAACCTCGCAAGTATTTGAATACTAGTTTTTTTTACAACTGTTTCAATATTTGCGTTAGATTTGTCGATAAAGATATTAATTGACTTCATAAACTGATCTGACATATCACGCCCTCAATTGAGACTGATAGCAAATAACAATATCAGCAGGTTTAACAGGATTGGGTTCGTGAACACGCAACCAAACGCCATCAACAAGCACCTTATCCCCTTTATGAATATCAATGCCTGGAGGAAGTATCATTTTAATATCCGTGGAGAGAATAAGTGTGCCATCGATTTCGTGAGGTTTATATTTCGTCTTTACTCCGATAGTAGAAAATAACGTTTCTGGCTCAAATCGCTCTTGCCCCTCATCATCAACCCAGTGTTTGCCATCTCGTTTAGCCTGATAGGAAATGCCATATTTTTTCAGCATCCGTAGCGCTGTACTCTGTCCTCGCTGATAAATATTCATCACTACCTCATTGCAAATGTATTAATGGCAAATCCATCTGAGACATCAATCAAGCCAGACAATAAACCTTTTAACCAAGGAAAATTAGGTGCGCCGGTATTGGTGCCTTCGGCATATTGCACAGTAAGAGCGCCTTCAATTCGCTCAGAGGTGATTTCAGCACCAAGTGTGGGTTGTAGTTCATTTTCGACTGATTCAATTGCTAAACGGCATTGAGATTGGATTAATTGCTTTGGTATCTGATCGCTTGGGATAGCTACGCCATCACGAGATAACCCTGAACGAGGGAAAGATAAAGGCTGACTTACATTAGTCCGTTTCCCTAACCATTTCTGAGACTCGAGATAGTCCATTGCCATTATTAGTAATGGCTCTAACCCGCCATCTGCTAAAGTGATATTTCTATCCTCAGCGTATTTTTTCAAATCATCAACACTGGCGTAACTATTAAATGTTAGAGAGTTTTTATCAGGATCAATCATGCTCACCTCAAAAAAAGAGGGGCACAAAGCCCCTTAAATTACTCGTCTGGAGAAGTTTTTTCTGTGAATATAATTGCATTAGTATTTTGCACAATACCATCAACAGTGGCGGTGACAATAAATTCACCTTGAGCGTCAGAAGTTAATTTCACTGTCGCACCACCAGCCTTGCCCGTCTTGGATGAAGTAACGCTTAATTTACCACCTGTTGTAGACCAATTAACAGTAGCCCCTTCAACTGGCGAGCCATCTTTAGTGTAATTAAGAGTGAACGTTACTGTATCTGTACTGTCAGCGATAGCGGACGCCTTATCCACTGACAGGGTTACTTTCCCTCTTCAGCAGTTAGCTTAATCATGACGCCAGCAGTTAATTTGTCGCTAGTGAAATGCTTCTTCCAGTTACCAGCCGTGCCTAACTGAGTTAAGTTAGGGTTCTTGCCTTTTGCTTCATCCCAGCTGATGCAATGTTAAAGGCTAGGGGGTGATATGAACGAAAAATATAACAGAGGAGTTAAGCCTGATAATACGAAAGAGGCTAAAAAACTCAATCGTGATTATCAAGTTAAACGCCTAATTGCTAAAGGTCACACAAAGAAGTTTGCCCGCCAACAAGTTAAGCGCATTAAATAGCAAGCAGTAACCCACCACTTAATCATTCATATCGCTATTAATAGTGAGGAATACGCACATAAGGAGTTAATCATGATATGCCCTGAATGCTGTGGGGATGGTAAGGAAACATGTACTAATCCAGATCATGGGTTAATACAAGCGTTAACATTTCATGATATTGGTCGAATTGGTTGCCCATGCTGTGGTCACGATGAATTCCATAAAGTAGAGAATGGAGGCTCGTGTGAAATTTGCAGTGGAAGCGGGAAGGTTACAGACCGCGAGTTCGAACAATACTGTGACGGTTGTGATCTTGATGTAAGTGAGCATATTCAGTTAGTTAAAGAAGTAAATAACAGATTACTATCTCTAAGTAATATCTCAAAGTAACCCATCGCACCAACACCAGAGAAACTAAACAATAATCGCTATCGCAAGATTAGCGTAGGTTTCGCACATCCAGAGGTAAGCATGAATATTGATAAATACAAACTTTGTTTAGCTCAATCGCAAGCTGGGATTGCACGCTTTCTCAAGGATGAGAATGGATGGCGCAAAGCAAACGAAACATTAAAAACAGCATATGGAATACAACATGAACGCAAAGCATAAACACGCAAAGCAACAGATATTCACCCTACTTCGCGAGTCTGAAATGACTGAGCAACAAGTCGAATTATTGTTTGATGATTGGAAATTTAAACAGCAATGCGAAAAGACAAATCGAATTTTACGTCAGGTTAATACGCGTGGAGAGTATGCATTCACGTAAGGAGGTAGTCATGAGCCCCATCTTGGATATGTGCTGTGGTAGTCGCATGTTCTGGTTTGACAAGAAAGATAATCGAGCAATCTACAGTGATATCCGCGTAGAGAAACATATTTTATGTGATGGCAGGAAGCTAAATATTACACCCGACATTATCGCTGATTTTAAAAACCTCCCCTTCCCTGACGGCTCGTTTTATCAAGTTATATTCGACCCGCCTCATTTAATAAGAGTTGGCCACAACGGATGGATGTTTAAAAAGTACGGGCGATTAAATAAAGAATCATGGAAAGACGATTTAAGTAAAGGGTTTAGTGAAGCATTTAGAGTGCTTAAGCCAAACGGAACATTGGCTTTCAAGTGGAATGAAACACAAATAACCACAAAGCAAGTTTTAGCGCTAACCGACCAAAAACCAACAATAGTCCAGCGCGTTGGCAAGAGCGATAAAACGCATTGGATGTTGTTTATTAAGGGGGTTGAATGATTACCAACACCTACGGACTCAGAAACGACTGGTACGAACGCCAAATGGAACGAGAAGCGTTTGTTAATTCTCAGGAAGCGAAAATATCAGTTGATGAGATTATGGATAACCTACCAGAAGAACTATTGTGCATGGATTTAGCAAGGAAGTTAAATCCAGTATTTGAAATTAGCCCTCAGGCACTGGATGCCGTTTTAGATGGAATTAAAACAGCCATTCAGATCGGGATAGATAAGGAGATATTGTGAGCACGTCAATTATTGAGTTTGTGCAACAACAAGAGTCATTATTTTGTAACGCACTAACAGATCAAACGATCACATGGGCTAAGGAAAGCCAGTTTGCAATTCAGGCATTCCAACGAAATGACGAGCTAGCAAGAGTGACTATGGAAAACCCCGCCAGTGCTCAGAATGCCATTATTAACGTGGCGGCTATTGGGATTACATTAAATCCAGCAAGTAAGTTGGCGTATTTAGTGCCAAGAAAGGGTTCTGTTTGCCTTGATATCAGCTATATGGGTCTCATGCACCTAGCTCAGGCCACTCAAGCTATCGAATGGGGTCAATGCAAATTAGTCCATGAAAATGACGTTTATGAATCCAATGGCCTAGACACCCCGCCAACACACAAATATAACGCATTCAGTGACAGAGGTAGTGTTATTGGTGGTTATTGCACAGTAAAAACAGCAAGTGGCGACTATCTCACGGAAGAGATGAGATTGGATGAGATAAAGGCTGTTGAGGCTACGAGCAAGTCAAGAAATGGCCCATGGAAAACATGGTGGGATGAGATGGCTCGTAAAACAATTGTGAAAAGAGCGAGCAAATACTGGCCTCGTCGTGAAAGGTTAGATCAAGCCATTGATTATGTGAACACCGAGGCAGGTGAAGGTAATGATTTTGATGTACCAGCAAATAAAGCAAAGGACATAACGCCAGCAAGCGAGGATCAACTAAAAGCTATCACGGACTTGATGCTTAAGGTTAACGGCGAATGGAGTGACGCATTCTTCACATTCATTAGTAAAAAATTCAACCATCAAATATCCCATCCAGAGCAATTAACCGCATTTGAAGCCAATACCATTATCGACATGCTAAGGAAAAAGGCAGAAGGAAAATGATTAGTAATGACATCATTCTAAGCAAATAAAGGTGACTCTATGTATGCAAAGCAATTACAAGAAGGAGAAATATTTGGACTCCTAACAGTGTGTAAATTCTCCCATATGAAAGATGGCAGGCGGGTTTACATTTGCTCATGTAAGTGCGGAAACACCTGCTTAAGAGCGGCTAACTCACTAAAGTCATCTGGAATTAAGAGCTGCGGATGCTTAGTCGGAAGAAACAAAACCCATGGATATAGAAATACGAGGATATACAAAATATGGGTAGGAATGAAAAACAGATGCACAAACAAAAATAATAAAGACTATAAAAAATACCATGCCAGAGGAATAAGCAAAGAATGGCTTGATTTCAAAGCTTTTTTTAATGACATGGGTAACCCACCATCAAGAAATCACCAACTAGACCGAATAGATAACAATGGCCCTTACTCTAAAGAAAATTGCAGATGGGCTACCGTATCAGAGCAAGCAATGAATAGGTCTAACTCATTTTACTGGCATATTGGCGATTTGGTGTTCGATAGCTGCTATTCAGCATCCAATCATTTCAAGGTGAAGCCAGCAACTATTTATAAATGGTGTAACGGATATATAAATAGAGGCAAAAAAGTACCACCAAGAAATGGCTTTAGGAAGGTTCCAAAATATGAGTAGACCATGGGAAAGTGCGTTCGAGGATATATTTGGACCAATATCCAACATTGAACAAGGTAGCGATATCTGGTTACAAGCAAGGCTCGGCGTAGTAACTGCCTCTGAGGCATGGAAGGTTATCTCTAAGCCAAAGTCAGGGAAAAAATGGACAGACACAAAGAAAACATATTTAAACACACTTATTGGTGAAGTCTGTACAGGAGTTTACAAGGAAGTATCAGCAAGGACGCTGGAATGGGGTAAAAGCTACGAATTAGAAGCAAGGATGACATTCGAGTTTTACACCGGATTAACGGCAAAGGAAGTGCCAATAATATTTAAAGATGAGCAACTACGGATAGCTTGCTCACCAGACGGCATTTGCAGTGATGGCTCTGGATTAGAGCTTAAATGCCCTAATAACACGGACGTATTTATAGACTTAGCATTGAATGGAATCGATGCAATGAAAAAGGAATATGTGGCTCAAGTTCAATATTCCATGTGGGTTACAGGTAAGGATATCTGGCACTTTGCAAATTTTGACCCACGCATGCCGGCAGGGAAAGAAATCGCATATTTCCCTGTTGAGCGTGATGAAAAAATGATGAAAGAATTCGATGAGTTAGTGCCTGAGTTCATCGAAGTAATGGATCAGGGATTAAACAAGTTAGGCATTCAATTTGGCAATCAATGGAGTGTATATGGCAAGTAAAGGCGTGAATAAGGTGATTCTTATTGGTCACTTGGGGCAAGACCCTGAAATCCGTTATATGCCGAGTGGTGGCGCAGTAGCAAATCTTACACTAGCTACATCGGAATCGTGGCGTGATAAACAAACCGGTGAGATGAAGGAGAAAACTGAGTGGCATCGAGTATGCATCTTCGGGAAATTAGCAGAAATTGCAGGTGAATATCTGAGAAAAGGAAGTCAGATATACATAGAAGGTTCTCTGCAAACCAGAAAATGGCAAGACCAAAGCGGGCAAGACCGATACACAACGGAAGTAGTGGTCAATATTGGTGGAACAATGCATATGCTAGGCGGTAACAGTGGTAATCAGGCAGGAAGCCAGAATCCACAGCAAAATCAAGGTTGGGTTCAGCCACAGCAACCGCAAGCACCAAAACAAGCATCGAGTAATCAAGCACCACAAAATGAGCCACCTCAAGATTGGGATAACCCTATACCTTTCGCTCCTATCGGACTCCCCTACCCACGCCACGCTATTTATGTAATTTAACCAAAGGATATAACCATGAGTATTAATTACGAGCCAAAGTTGATTGTTGGCACTGATATGGAAAAGGTAACTATTGATGAAGATGCAGTCGACGATTTACTCAATGACGATTACACGCAACACGGATCGTGTTTTAGTGGGCGATTTAGTTTTATTGGTAAAGAAGTGAGCACGGAAGAAATCAACGACCCTAATTTCATGCTGAAATACATATCTCTCAAGCACGAGGTAGCAAAAACATTAGGTGTTACACCAGACGACATCACGCTAAGGAATGGCGTGTTAATCATGTAATTCAACCCACGGACTCAGTGCAAGGATGCAAACAGGAGATAGATATGACTATTGAACAGTTACAAGAAGAAAATAAGAGGTTGAAAGAAGTTCTTTTTGCTGGCGCTTTCTTAATGGCTAAAGCGGTTCATAAATATGATTTCGGCGTTGGAATGGAAGAGCAAGCCACCGACTTTATGAAGGATGCAGAGGAACTGGTTGGCAGGAAGCTACCAAAGTTCGCAGGATAATTTAACTCGCAGGGATGCAATGAAGAGGAATGAATATGAATAAGCAGATGGTTTTAGTTGCAAGGACAAACAAGGTTGGCTCTGACTCTGAGTGTGGTCTGGGTATTACTGAGGATGAATGGGATAAATTAACCGAAGAAGAGCAATCGGAACATATCAATACTGCACTTGATAATCTTGTTGATTGGTATGTGAAGACAGAAGGCTAAGGTGGAGTGATGAAATTAACAGAACGTCAAATTAGCACATTAAAAAATATAAATAATGGATATAGTCAGTTATGCAATAGTATGTCAATTTTCTCGTTGGAGAATAAAGGGCTTATTAAGCTTCACCCAAAGGACGGATGGCAATTAACAGGGTTAGGCATTGAAGAACTAAAAAGGCGGAGTGATGGATAAATACAAAGCCGAACTAATTAACGGAAAACCAGTTATTTTATTAAATGGAAATTTGATTGAGAAAGGATTTATTTCATATTCAGATGCAGAAAAAAGAGCTGATAACTTAAATTCTAAATTCAAAGTGGCCCACGCATATAAAAGTAAATAACCATGCAAATAATCGGATATGTATTACTCATGCTAATACAGGGTTCTGCTGTGCCTGTAACGGAAGATATATACACGCAATCGGAATGCAATAAACGTGCTGAATATTTAATGTCAGTGAGAGATTTAACTATTATTTGTGGCGAGGTGTGGAATGAAAGATAAATATAGTGTGAACTTACAAGGATACGAGGAAGAAGGTTTTGAAATTGAGCCGACAATAAAAGATAAATTTAATTTAAAATCTCCATCGTGGGATATACCAATAACAAAGCAGGACTTAGTTAATATTAAGCTCATGATAGAGGAGATATTAGAAAGTGAATAAATACACCGAACTATCAGACTTTGATATTAATAAAGCTGTATTTAACAAAGCAAGAATAAAGCATAAATATTTTAGATTCTTACCTAACGGCGTTATTACTTATAATATCAAAGGTAAATATCAAGTATTCGACCCATGCAACAACTCAGCCGACGCAATGCCGATTATTAAAGATAATTTCATATCTATAACTTATGACGGAATAGCGTGGGATGTTAGCTGTGTAAAATATCCAGAACTAAGCGTATGGAGTGGATTGGAAAATTATAATGCCAATTTTTATCGCAAAGCTATGGAATTATTTCTATTAATGAAGGATGCGGAGAATGAAGGCTAACTACGGAGGTAGCCATACACCAAAGGAATTGCGTGATAGATGGCAAACTCCCCTGCCTTTATTTGCAGCATTGGACGCTGAATTCGGCTTCTATTTAGATGCCTCCGCAGATAAAAATAATGCTCTCTGTTCTCGTTACCTCACCGAAAAGGACGACTCGTTAAATTGCGACTGGGAAAGTTACGGGGCTATTTGGATTAATCCTCCCTATTCAGATATTCAGCCTTGGATTAATAAAGCCGCCGAGCAATGTAAAAAGCAATTACAGCCTGTTGTGATGTTAATTCCTGCTGATACTTCTGTCGGTTGGTTTAATTCCGCATTAGAAACAGTTGATGAAGTGAGGCTAATTACAGGAGGAAGAATATCATTTATTAATGCAGGAACAAACAAACCAGTTAATGGTAATAATAAAGGCTCAATGCTTTTAATATGGCGACCATATATCAAACCACGAAAGATAATTAATACTGTCGATAGGGACGAGTTAATTAATATCGGCAATAGAATATTAAATGAATGGAAAATAGTATAGGTGAATTATGAGATTAATAATTCGCAGTGAAGTCACACCCACAGAAAGGATTGCTATTAATGAGGCGCTGTAAGCCCATAAAAAGAAATATAATCGAATTGGAATAATCGTTAGCCACAAAATAAAGATAGGAAAGAATATCTATCCTGTGGAAATAGAAAACTGTCGTAAATCATATATGGTCACTTTGCGTAATAAAAGGCAAAGACTATGAATGCACAAGCAATGGAAAACGCTCGAAGGAAAATAGCAAAGGAATGCTTAATTGAACTAAGAAGCCACGGAATACCAAACGACAAGCTAACCACCCAGATCCTCGACAAATACACATCAAAGTTTAAGCCTCTAAATCACATGAACTATCAGGACAAGATGGTCCTATCGTATTACCTGCGGAAATTACAAAAGGAAGAGAAAGATGGATGACAATATTCCAAAATTTTTAATTTGTAGAAGTAAGATTCAAGGGATGCTAGGTGGAATATCTCGCACAACATTCTGGAGAAAAAGACAAGAATGGATCGCTCAAGGAACGCCATTTCCTGAGCCTGATAGTAATTACGCCCCTATTAATGGAGGCGCATTATATAAATACAATGAAGTTATTGAATTTTTCAAAAGCAAAGGTTATTCAGTGCAGGATAATATGTGAGTCGCCAAGCTATTTACTGCATCTATTTGCTCTTTTATATATTCGTGTTGGTCATAAACAGAAAGGACTCCACCAAGTTTATGGCCTAACACTTTTTCAGAGACGTGAGGAGGAACACCAAGCTCACTCATTTTTGTCTTTGCGGTTCTGCGAAGATCGTGCATACTCCAATCAGTAATCTTCATTACATCACCAACCTGAATAGCCATACTTAATAATACACTAGCCGCCATCGGCCTATCCTCTTTCAGGTTTGCAGGAGGAAAGACTTGTTTAAAGTTTGGGTATAATGAAAAAGCTTCATTTAATAAAGAAACAGCCTCATCAGACAACCCTCTTCTAAACCCATCCCTTGTTTTAGAGTTCTGATCAGGAACTGCCCATATATTATTTTTTAAATCAAATTCTGATTTTTTAGCAAGTCTAAGTTCAGCGCCTCTACATCCTGTTAATAAAACCAACTTAATAAATAGCTTACTCTGCTTAGTCATATTGGTGTTATCGACAGCCCGCCAAAACATACCAATCTCTTTATCACTAAAATATCTCCTTCCTGCCCTTGGTTTCATCCCCACATCATCAGCTCTTAATTCAGAAAGTGGATTAACAGACAGCTTTCCAGAGCGAATACAGTATGAAAATATCTGCTTCATTTTTGAAAGGATCTCGGTTGCCATTGTTGGCGACCCGTTATCTCTCATTTTCTTAAAAACAGGCTGCCAATGAGCTATAACCATATCTTCAGCAATCATTTTGCCAACACCAGTGGATACGTGACGATGTAACGCCCTCTTCCAGAAATCATGTTTTACTAACTTCTGCGCGTGAGGGCTTTTTAACCATTCATTTATACACTCGTTTACTGATAGCTTTTTACCCTCATCAGCTATTTCCATTTCTTTGGCAATAATTGGATCTTTGCCTTCCAATAATATATTCCTAGCCTCTTGAGCTAAATTCCTAGCATCCTTAAGAGATATGGTTCCATACTCGCCAAGCGTCATTCTTCTAGGTCGCCCATTAAAGCGATATCTGAATTGGAAGATAATCATACCCTTTGGTGTTACTCGAATAGATAATCCCTGAGCATCAGCTATCTCAATACGTTTTTCTATTGGAACGTTATGAAGCTTTCTTAGTTTCGCATCTGTTAGCAT